AACAATTATGAATTTGAACCATTTTATTCAATGATAAAAAAAATAAAAAATAAGATAATGCCAAATGCCATCGAACTACAAGAATTATGTGAGCAGGAATTAGTAAACAACAGCTTTGAAATTTTAGATGTCATGTGGAGAGATGGATATTTTAAATATGGTGCATATGGAGAACTTGCACCAGAACAACAAAGCAGAAACTTTGACAAAGCAATGATGTGGTTAAATACAGGAGTTATTCCGGAATGGTTTCAAAAAGACATGGATGAGTATAAACAGAAGATGCTTCCAGGAAATCATTCACAAATGATAGGAGCTAGTAATGGAAGAGAGAATCTACGATTACCTAATAACCAACCACATAGGTAAAGATAATTTAATAAAAAATAGCGACTTAAGAAGAATATTTGATATTAACAGTGACAAGTCTTTAAGAAAGATAATTCAAAACATAAGAGAGAATAAAGATTTTTATTTAATAGTAGGTAGTGTTAGTGGAAGAACAGGAGGCTTTTATATTTGTCACACAGAACAGGAAATAATAGAAACAATCAATAGCATAAAACATAGAGCAAATCAGATGCTTCGTATGTGCCATATCCTAGATTGGAAGAAAGAGAAGGTAATAAATGACTAAAAAGGAATTATCAAAGTATTATTACTTATCAATTGAAATAAAAGAGTTGGAAACCCAGATAAGAGAATTGATGGATAGTTTGGTAGGAAGTCCAGCTTTAACAGGAATGCCACATGGATCCGGAATAGGGAATCCGGTAGAGCGAAAAGCGATATTGATGGTAAACCTAAAAAACAAATTAGAAAGGCGAAAATCAAAATCACTAAATGAACTTACTAAAATTGAAACCTACATAGATAGTATAGAAAAAGCTGAAGTAAGAATGATATTTAAGAAGAGATACATTCATTTTAAAAGATGGGAAGATATAGCAAGAGAAATGTGTATGAGTGAAAGCAGTATTTTTAAAAAGCACCAGGAGCAGTTAAAAAATGAATAGTATTGATAAATTAACCAGGTACATAAAATTACTTCAGAAATACAATAGACTTGAAACTGAATACCAAGTGTTAAGAGAGTATGTCAAAGAAGAATGCTTCGAAAAAATTATTGATAAGTTAGGAGAACCATTAAAAATAAAAAGATTAAGAGAAGAAAACAAAAGGTTAAGAATTAAAGTTAAAGAATTAAAAGCTGAATTGAAAAATAAGAAATAATGCATTTCAGACATAAAAAGATACATTTCAAGCAAAGTTTCTTCACAAAAAATAAAAAATATGATAAATAGAAAGTTCAAATCAAAATAGCTATTTTACACAAATAGTTATTTTTTAAAATTTGGTATGGCATTTCCTGCCGAGGTGTGTTATACTGAATATGCAGTGAGAAAATCACTGCCGTTATTAAACCATTTGACTTGACCGTTCATATAATTCGAACACTTCACTCCTTTCCATGAGTGGAATACAAGTCAATGCAGTACCGAATAGTTGCTAGTACAGGACTATTCATTTTTTTTTGTAAAAAAATAATTTAATTTAATGGTATAATATAAATGGCAGGTGATACTTTTATGATGGCTATAAGAACCAGAGAAGACTTTGAAAAATTATCAATTGAAGAATTAATTCGTGAACAACAAGTAAGAATGAAAGAAATAATTAAATTTGAAGATAAGCATATTCTACATAAAGACAAAGATGAATCCAAGCCACCATTCAAACCTACAATGATTGAATCACCAAGCCCATCAGTGAGATGGAGAGTAATATCAGAAGAATTAATCACCATAACAAAATTACTTGATGAAAAGACCAGAGATAAGTATGGAATTGGAATAGATTATTATTAGGAGTGGTATGATGGGAGAAAAACTGACAGAAGATGTTATTGTTGATAGAATAATAGAATTTATGATTAATAAACCAAATGGAAATTGGCACGAAGAAAAAGTAGAAAAAAGTGATTTACATAAACATGGAGTAGACATAAAGCTAGTAGGTGGAAAAAGAAACAGCGAATATTTTTATATCGAATGTAAGGGTAAATCATATTCTAAATCAGCCAGATCAATAAATCGAGAAGGATGGCTTAATGCATTAGGACAAATAATAACCAGAATGGATGTTAAAAGATATTCAATGGCTAAAGATGGCACAGGTATTTCAGGAATAAATCATGCTTACAAATATGGATTAGGTTTATATTGGGAGTCAGCTCAAGTAGCACTTCGAAGAATTCCAAAAGAGGTAGCAGAAGTTTTATGCTTACACATATTTGCAGTTAATGATAATGGAGAAGTTAAATATTTCACACCAAGTAAATTTGGTAAGGAATATAAAAAAGAAGATTTTATTTAATTTGAAAGAGGTGTTCGACATTGAAAATAGAAATGGAAAAAGTATTTGAAAGAGATATAGATTTATTGATGATAAATAAATTTTGTAGCGAAGAAAAAGTTACAAAATATTTTAGTTCAAAAATAGGATTAGATAATTATAAAGTAGTAAAAGCTCAACATTCAATTATGGATGAAAATGGCGAAAGCGATATAACAATTATATTAGAAAATGAAATCGGTAAAATAGCATTTTTAATAGAAGATAAAATAGATGCAGTAGCAATGCCAAACCAAAGAGGAAGATATGATATAAGAGGAAATAAAGGCATAGAAAATGGTTTGTATGATAAGTTTTATGTTTTTATAATTGCACCAAAAGATTATCTAGAAACAAACAATGAAGCCCAAAAATATGAGAATCAAATTTCATACGAAGAATTAACAGAATTATTCAATGATGATATTTATGCAAAGTCATTATTAGAACAAGCTATAGAAGAAAAGAAAAAAGGTTACATCGTTATTGAAAATGAGAATGTGACTAAATTCTGGGATAATTATTATAAATTCATTGATGAAAATTATAAAATGCTCAATATAAACAAAGTAGACACACCAAGAGGAGCAAATGCAAGTTGGCCTATATTTAATACACCAATAAAACAATATAAAATAAGACACAAATCAGATAGAGGTTATATGGATCTAGAATTTCCGAAACTTGCAGATAAGTATTATGATTTTTTAGATATTGTAAAAAACAATTTAGATGAAGACATGACAGTGCACATTACAAGTAAATCGGTTTCAATTAGATTAATAGTTCCAATAATGGACTTTAAGCAAGAGTTTACTAATTACATAGCAGAAATGAAAATAAGCATGGATTCAGTTGTAAGATTACAAAAGTTATTATCAACTTTAGATTTGAAAGCAATAGCCAATTTATTAGAAAAATAAAGTTTATAGTAAATTACAGTAAGATTACAGTAAATTATAGTTAGACATGTGATATTATGCTAATATAGGGAATTACATAAAGAGTAGTTCTTTTTTTATGCAATAAAGGTGTGGATAAAAATGATGAAGACCTGTGTAGTATGTGGAAGGATCCATGACATAAACAAAATATGCCGAAGAATAACCAAGCAGAAAGCAACACCAGAAAACAAATTCAGGAAGAGCTATAAGTGGACAGAGAAGAGCAAAAGCATAAGGACTAGAGATAAGCACCTGTGTCAAGTTTGTATTACAGGTAAGTACAATACCAATTACAGATATACCTATAAGGAATTAGAGGTACATCACATCATACCAATTGAAGAAGATTATTCAAAGAGGTTAGATGATACCAATTTAATAACACTTTGTCGATATCATCATGAGTTAGCTGAAAAGAAGGAAATACCAAGAGAAGAATTGCTAGAGATAGTAGCTGGGAATTATTAATCCCCCCAGCCATATCAAAAGCGATTTTTTTTATTTTTTCTAGACCGACAGCCCACCTACATTCACACAATTTTAATTTTTACATGAGTTTTTTGGAAAGAGAGGATAATATGAGAAGATACGAAAATGTCAAAATAGATAAGCTGAAGCCTTACGAAAACAATGCAAGAACACATAGTGAAGAGCAAGTAGAAAAGATAGCTAATTCAATTAAAGAGTTCGGATTCATTAATCCAGTAATCATTGATAGCGATTGTGGAATTATAGCAGGGCATGGAAGAGTTCTAGGAGCTCAAAAGTTAGGTATGGAAGAGGTTCCTTGTTTATTTGTTGAAGACTTAACAGACACCCAGAAAAGAGCATACATACTAGCCGATAATAAATTGGCTTTAGATGCCGGATGGGATGATGAAATTTTAAGACAGGAGATAAAAGCACTTGATGACTTAAACTTTGATGTTTCAATTGCAGGATTCGATATTGAAGATTTTGATTTCACACAGGAAGACATAGAGTTCCAGGAGGATGATTTTGATGTTGAAGCAGAACTGCCAGAAATACCGAAAGCAAAACCAGGAGATGTCTACCAATTGGGAGAACATAGACTAATGTGTGGAGATAGCACAAACCCAGAAGATATTCAAAAATTGATAGGAGAAGAAATAATGGATTTATGTGTTACAGATCCACCATACAATGTCAATTATGTCCCAATAGGAGAATCGTTATACAAGAAAGATGAAAACAGCCCTAGCAAGATTCTGAATGATAACATGGATGATGAATCATTCTACGATTTTTTATTAGCATTTTATCAAATAATGCTAGAGGTTTTAAAACCAGGAGGAGCATATTACATATTCCATGCTGATTCAGAAGGATACAACTTCAGAAAAGCATTAAGAGATGCCGGTGGAGATGTAAGAGAAAATTTAATATGGGTAAAAAATGCATTAGTGCTAGGAAGACAAGACTATCAATGGAAGCATGAACCATGTTTATATGGCTGGAAAGAAGGAGCAGGACATTACTTTATAGATGACAGAACACAAACAACAGTGTTCGAAGATAAAGCCGACTTGGATAAATTATCCAAAGAAGAATTGAAAGCAATGATAGAAGATATTCTAGCCGATAAAATACCAACAACAGTAATTCACGAGGATAAACCTTTGAAGAATGATGTTCATCCAACCATGAAGCCAATAAGACTTCTTTCGAGATTAATAAAGAATAGTAGCCGAAGAGGAGAAAAAGTTATTGATTTCTTTGGAGGTTCAGGATCCACATTAATAAGCTGTGAACAATTAGGAAGAAGATGCTTCATGATTGAATTGGATCCAAAGTATGTTGATGTCATCATCAATAGATGGGAAACATTAACAGGAGAAACAGCAGTAAAAATTATTGAAGGAATAGAAATGGAGGTAAAAGAAAATGATTGAAAAAGTAAATCCGAGTCATCCAGATAAAATAGCAGATAGGATAGCCGGAGCCATAGTAGATTTAGCATATGAAAAAAATAGAAATCCAAAAGTAGCAGTAGAGGTTTTAATAGGACATGGAGTTTGTCATGTTATAGCAGAAACATCAGAAACATTTTCATTTGAAGAAATAGAAAGAATAGTTCAAAGAATAGCTGGAGATGTAACTTTAGATTTGGTAGTAGTAAAACAAGATGAGCATCTAGCAAAAAATCAATCAGATAAAGTTAGGTGTGGAGATAATGGAATTTTCAAAGGAGTTCCATTAACAGAAGAAGAAATAAAGCTATCCAGTTATGCTAAAGACATTTATGCCAAGAATCCATTTGATGGTAAATACATTTTAGATGGAGATAGGTTGATAATTTGTCAAAGCAATACCGAAGAAAATGATATCTACGAAGACTACCCAAATGCCATAGTAAATCCGTTAGGATACTGGACAGGTGGAACAGATGTCGATACAGGAGCTACAAATAGAAAACTTGGAAGCGACATGGCTCAATCAGTTACAGGAGGAGGTCTTCATGGCAAAGACTTATCAAAAGCAGATGTATCTGTGAATATTTATGCATTTAAAAAAGCCCAGGAGATTCAAAAGCCTGTTCAATTTAGCTGTGCAATCGGAGATGAAATGATAGATGGGAAACCATACAATGAAATAGTAGAAGAAGCCAGAGAATACATTAACAAAATAGGTGGATTTGAAAGATTCGCTGAATGGGGATTATTCTAATGAATAAAATGTCCTTAAATGAACAGGCACAGGAAATCCTCCGAATAGCAGAACAGCATGGAGTAGAACAAAACTTTTTCTTTTTAACAACCTTTAAAAGATACCAGGTGCAATTACAAATACTAAATGACCTGGAGAAGACAATAAAAGAAGATGGTACATTAGTCACAAAAGAGTATGTCAAAGGAAGAAAAAATGTTTATTCGCATCCGGCAATTTCAGATTATAACAGAACCACAGATAGTGCAAATAAGACAGTAAGTACATTGATGAAAATAATCATCTCGTTAAGAAAAGATGATATTACAGAAGAGGATGATCCACTGCTACAGATAATAGCAGGTGGCTCAATTGAAAAATAAAGCATACCAATATGCATCGGATGTAGTAACAGGAAAAACTACAGCCCCAAAGTATGTTATTAAACAATGCGAGAGCTTTCTGGAAATAGCTGATAATAAAAACCAAAAATATAAAATCAATGAAAAAAAAGTAAAGCAGATAGAATCAATCCTAAAGCTGTTGATAATGCCGAAAGGTTTAAAAGCAGGACAAAGCATATACCAATGTTCATGTGGATACCAATGGGTGTTCTACATTTCAATTTTATGTGTTGTTTACAGAAGCAATCCAGAAAAAAGAAGATACGAAACAGCGATACTTGAGATAGCTAGAAAAAACTTTAAGACTTACACAATAGCAACGATATTCATCTTGCTTTTTTTATTGGAACCAAAGTATTCAAAGTTTTATTCAGTAGCTCCAGATGGTTCGTTATCAAGAGAAGTTAAAACAGCCATAGAAGAAACATTGAAATCAAGTCCGTTAATTTATTTACACAAAGAAAGTAAAAGGTTCAAGATACTACGAGATTACATACAATTTAATTTGACCGAAAGTAGATACTACCCATTGAATTATTCATCAAGCCGTATGGATGGAAAACTTCCAAATGTTTTTTTGGCTGATGAGGTAGGAGCACTTCCGAATTCATATGCAATAGAATCCATGAGGTCAGGGCAGTTAAACATTTTGAATAAATTGGGTTGTATAATTTCCACAAAGTATCCCACAATTAATAATCCGTTTGAAGATGAGGTAGCATATGCTAAAAGAGTTCTAGATGGAATAGAACCAGATGAAACCATCTTCGCACTTTTATACGAGCCAGATGAAGAAACAATAAATAAATGGACTACAGATGACACAGTCCTAAAACATTCAAATCCGGTAGCTTTAGAAATACCAGAAATCTGGGATGACTTGATTAAGAAAAGAGCTAAAGCAATAGCAGTAGAATCAGTAAGAGAAAACTTCCTGACAAAACACTGCAACATCATATACCAGGGAATGGGAACAGAAAGCTACATTGATGTAAATGAAGTTATGAGTTGTAAGGTGGCAAAGATTAACTGGACAGGAAGAAAGGTATACATAGGAGTTGACCTAGCCATGACCAACGATAACTGTGCCGTAGCAATGGTATCAGAAGATGATAACGAAATCCTAGCAGATGTAGTCGCATTTATTCCAGAAGGAAGAATAGAAGAAAAAAATAAGTTCGAAAGAATAAATTACAACGAATTCATAAAAACAATGAAGTGCATAGCCTGTGGAAATAAAACAGTAGATTATGGAATTATAGAAGACTTCGTATTCCAGATAGAAGAAAAATACAAAGTAACAATAATGGCAATAGGATATGACCGATACAATGCTTTGTCTTCAGCTCAAAAGTGGGATAAGAAATACAACACGATAGTTGTAAGACAGCATAGTGATACATTACATAGTCCAACCAAATTGTTATACGAGAAAATACTGGATCGTAAATTCCGATATGAAGAAAATAAATTATTAGAAATCAACTTCGAAAATGCACGATGCACCTATGATACCAATATGAA